ATGCGAATGTGATTGTGCATACGATCTTGAAGTCAACGATCACCAAGATTCAGAAGTTGGTGCTGGCATGACACAATCACCCACAATCAGCCACAAGCAAGCAAGACAGCCGATTAGCCAGTAACCCCCTAAGGATAGTCTTACAGTTAACCGAATATCCAGTATTCACTGCGGAGTAAATCCCATGCCATTGATTGTCAAGACTCTTATAACCTCGCGAAGATTTTGGGCGGCGGCGGCGGTTGTCGCTGTGCCAGTTCTAAATGAGAAGTTCGGATGGGGACTTTCTGAGGAAGTCTTTGTGACAAGTGCCATTGCTGTCGTTGGCTGGATTCTTGGTGAATCGCTCAGAAGTAGCGAAGGACCGAAGCTAAGTGCTTAGGCTGCGCATGCGACTCGCTGCACGCGAGATCGCTCGGCAAGCATGGGTCAAGTCGCATGGACGGGGCGATGATGCTCGTTTGTTGTTCGAATCGAACGAACGGATTCAGAAGTTTTCACCGGCGACGATCCTGCTGATGTTGCAACTTGCGATGGCACTTTGGCAATGGTGGAAAGATCGCGGGATTGATGAGCCTAGTGCGGTTGCAAGCATGAGTGAGCCGATTAACTGGAGCGATGACGATGGGAATTAGTGAGTACGACATCCTAACAAACACGCAGCCATTTGCTGAAGACCTTGGGATAGTTGACGTTGTAGAAGAGACTGAAACCGAAACAGCAACTCCTTTTGTTTCGACGGATGCACCCAAAAATGCTTTACCAGTTGATTATCAATTATTTGGATTTTTCGATGAGTGATAAGCAAGTCAACTGGCTACCCTGGATCGCTATTGCAGCACTTGGCTACATGCTTTGGACCACCGACCGTGCGCCAATTGGTCCGGTTGTTCCAGTGCCAGTGGTAGCATCTCCAAGCAAGACACTGGACGCCTGCTACCTTGCCGACAGATCGAGCAAACTGGAAGTTCTAAAGTCCATTGCAGCGATGGCAGGAGCCACTGACGAACAAAGGTTGAAGCAGTTCAACGACCTGAGTTCTGCGAATCGAGTCAAGGACTTTCAGCCTTACATTGACATCGTTTCTGTCGCTTTAGTCGAAGATAAACTTGGCGAGCTTATTTCCAAACTCCAGGCAAAGAAATAGGTTAGCAAATGAGCGAATCAGGCTACTTGATTAACGAAGAAGATCGAGACTTCCTTGACTCGTTGCCTTCTCAGGGTTTGCTTTTCTCAGCGGGCGACTACCAAGAGATTCGCCTTGACCCTCGCAAGCTAATCCGAATCGAGTCGCAAGACCAGCAAGGCGCATGTGCCGGGCATTCGCTATCGTCAATCCTCGAATGGTGTTACACGGTTGCAACCGGTGGCGAGATTATTCAGTATTCGCGTGCTATGGCTTACTACGAGGCACAACGCATCAGCGGCATTCGCGGCGACAGCGGAAGCACAATCTCGGCTGGAGTCAAGTTAGGCATGCAGACAGGGCTTTGCATCGAGGATCTTTGGAAGTATCCAGCAAGGTACGACAACACAAGACCGGCGAACTACCAAGCGGTACTAGACAACGCAAGCAAGCACAAAGTCGGATCGGCCACCAAGATTACAACCTACGAAGGCTACAGGGTTTTCCTTGGTGCTGGTTTGGGTGGAGTTCACAATGGCATTGCTTGGGGCAACGGAATGAACCGGGCAGTTGTTGAGAGCTTTTCCCCAGGAGGTGGCGGGCATGCGATAGCGGGATTGTGCCTTAGTGAACGAACTGATACGCAGGGCCGCCCGTACGTTTGGATTGCCAACTCCTGGGGTTTGCAGTTTGGTTCGAGAGATGTTCCAGGTTGGCAGGAGTGGAGTCCTAACTCGATAACGCAGATGCTACGCCACCAATGGACTGAAATGGTCGGACTGTCTGACATGGCAGTTCCAAAGCCTCGCAAATTCAATCTTGCTGAGTGGAAAGAAAGGCTGAGGTCATGAAACAAATGCCATTTATCCTCATAGCTGTCGGTGCGGCCGCACTTCTCGGACTCAATCACGAGTACCAGGCAATCAAAGCACGCCTCGCAATCACGCAAGCCAAGATTGACACGTTGACAGACGAAACAAACGCAACGGTTGAAATACTTGGTGCTGCTGTTCAAGACTTGCGAGATGTTTTCGCAAGGTTCAAGGCTGAGAAGCAACCGCAACAATCCACACCACAAGTCAAGCCACGAATTGTCATGCACTCGGGCGCGAGCTGCGGACCTTGCAACCAGTGGAAGTCTAAAGAGCAAAGCAAATGGGAACAAGTCGGATGGACTGTTGACGTGCTTACCGAAATTGAATCAGATCGCTTTTGGCCTTGGTTTGAGGTTTACGATTCTGACGGTTCTCGATTCGAGGTCAACGGACCACTGACTAGAGACTCATTCGAGAAAGGCAAGCAAGCGAAATGAGCAGCGAAGCAAACGGTCTTACAGGGTGGGTACTAGCGGGAATAGGTGCTATCGTGTCAACACTTTTAACTGGCGTTGTTACCTTGTTTCGCATGCGAGAATCGGAGAATGCACAAGCGATCAGTAAGCTTGAAAAAAGTCTGACTGAAATCAACGGCAAAGCGGACAAGTGTGAAGAAGATCGCCATTCTTTATTCACCTCCTGCGAAGTCATGAAAATCAAGCTAGACGTACTAGAAAAGCGAGTGAGTTCGATTGACAACAACGGAACGGACTTCGCTAGAAAGCATGAGGGCAGTCGATGAGTGCAGCAGTTAGAAATCTCTACATCGAACAGGGTGCAGACTGGGCAGAGGACTTCCAAATTCTCGACGAAGATGGAGTTGCTGACGACCTGACCGGATGCACGATCGAAGGCAAAGCACGAGACGGAGAACTGCGTACTTCAGCAGTTGTTTTTTCGTTTACGTTTACCGTCAACACGACTGAAGATCGAATCTACGTTACAGTTCCAAAAGCGACGACGACAGCGATTACAACGCTTGGGGCTAAGCCGACTGATAAGGCGTCAACGTACTATTACGATTACGAACTGACTCGGCCTGGCGGACTGACCGAACGCATCCAAGAGGGCAAAGTGCTAATGAGCCGGGAGATCACCCGATCATGACATCGTACACGCTACAGGTACAACCTCAAACGCAGTACACAATCGAGTATTCGAACCAACGCGGACCACAAGGGCCGACCGGTGCGGCTGGTGCAGCAACAACCGACGCTTCGCTACTTGTCTCCGGCACGCTTTCGGACGCTCGATTGTCGGCTAATGTTTTGCTCGCATCGTCAATCGGCGTTTCAGTACAAGCATGGGACGCAGACCTAGACTCTATCGCAGCACTTGCGACGACAGCAACAGGCAGGGCGTTGCTAACCGAATCGGTCTCGCAGACTGGGACAGGTGCGTTGGTTCGTGCGGCTGGACCGACACTGACGGGGACTACGAGCGTTGCAACTTTAACAGCATCAGGAACGGGCAACTTTGCAGGAGCCCTCACGGTAACTTCATACATCTACTCTGACAGAATCACAACACCCTCATTTGTTCTAAATTCAAACGGCTCGAACTACGGACAAATCTATCGAAAAGATACTACACGATGGGGATTGGGTTACGGGGCATCGCTGGGTGTTACTGGTAGTGATTCTTTGCTTTGGGGTTCGACTGGCGTTGATGTCACAGGCAACCTAACAGCATCGGGAACGCTGCGAGTAGGTGGCGGCACAGTAGTTGCCAATATCCTATCCGCAACCGCAACGCTAGACTTTGGCTCGATTGGTAGCAACGGCACTGAGACGTTAACGATAACTGTCACAGGAGCAGTGGCAGGCGATAGCGTGTTCCTTGGCGTTCCAGCGGGATTGGACGCAGGTTTAGTTTTCTGTGCCAGTGTAACAGCGGCAAACACAGTAACGGTCCGTATGCATAATTCTTCAGGCGGCTCAATCGATCCAGCTTCAGGTACATTCCGAGCAACGGTAATAAGGTTCTAAAATGAGCGTAGTTTTTACGACAATTGACAGCATCGCAATCGATGGAATCCCAGCGGGAAACATTGTTGACGTTATCAGCAATCACGCACCAAAACGTGCTGAAGTGCTTGCGGCTTATCGTGTGTTTGTCGATGGGGAAAAGGCTAAGAGAGACGAAGCAGTCACCAAGCTCGAAGCCGACAAAGCCGAGCTAACAACCGACCTAGCAACAGCAACAAGCCAACTCGAAACTGCAAACGCTACGATTGAGCAACTGAAAGCAGAGAAGCAAGCACTACGAGCAGAGATTGCAGACTTGGATCAAGCACTTGACGCAGAGCAGCAATTGAACACCACGCTACAGGCCAAGATTGCAGACCTCGAACAATATCGACCGTTTAACCCCAGAATCCTAAAGGGCGAAGCGTTCTATAACCGCGTCTCAAAAGAGGACATGGTAACGCTGCTTGCTTCAGACGACGCGACGCTGGTGACAGTTGGCAAGACCATCGAAGCATACAGGGCGCATCATTGGCCTGTCGTGATGGACTCGACAGACTTTACGAACCTTGTCGGCTATGTAATGCAATCGGGTGTGTTTGACGCAGAGGAAGTCACGGCGATCATGCGGGATGCGACGAGAGAGGAAGCGTACAGTGCTTAACAACGACGACTACCAAGGCGACACCAGGCCGATGCTGGCGTTTATGCTTGTATCGCTGGGAACGCTGGTTGTTTATCTGTTGCTTTGGGGGTTGGGGTGAGATGGTACAGGGGGTGGTTGAAAAGTACACGCCTTTTGCCCAGCGACCGCCTTGCATTGGTTCCGTAAACTGCCACAAATTTGGAGACTTGGCCTGAAAAATGAAACTTTGCCGCTGCGGTCGAGTCGTAAAGGACAGGTGCTTGGTGTGCAATCCACCACGAAAGCACACTGGCACAACAAAGGATCGCGGGTACTCAAACGACCACAGGAAGGCAAGCGAGATTTACAGAACGTTACATCCACTTTGCGAGTGTTGCGTGAAAAAGACAGGAGTTTTGCACGCTAATACGAGCGAAGAGATGCACCACATCGAAGCGATTGCAGACAACCCGATGAGGCGAATGGATCGAGGTAATTGGTTGGCGGTTTGTCGTCCATGTCACGAAGAGTTGGAAGGCGACAAGATAAGCGGGATGGTGGTTAAACGTTGGAGCGAAAAACACTACGAGGATGCGTTAAATGGTCAAGGGTAGAAAGCCTTTAGCAAGTGCAGCACACAGGGCTAGCGGTGCGTACAAAAAGAATCCAGCACGCGAGAACAAGCACGAACCGAAAGCGGTTGAAGGTGTGCCTAGCAAGCCTGCGCACATTGCCTCCGATACACACGCAAGCGGCTATTGGGACCATGCAGTTTCGCAACTCGTTGAAATGAAAATGATTTCCAAGGCTGATCGATCAATTTTGGAATCGTTTTGTGAAGCCATGTCACTAAAGCGAGCCGCATTTGAATGCAAGGATTACACCGCTTGGTCGAAAGCATGCTCGCAGGCCAAGGGGTGCATGATCGAACTTGGGTTGACTCCATCTGCACGAAGTCGATTGGTAGTAAAGGAACCAGAGATCGAGGACGCATTTAGCCAATGGATGGCGGGAAGTGGTGCGAGTGATAACTAGCGGAACCAGAGCTAGAGTCCAAGAATATATCGATGGGGTTCTGGATGGGACCATCATTACGTCGAAGCGAGTTCGTGAAGCAGTCCAGAGACACGTTGACGATTTGACCAAGCAAAGTACAGAAGAGTTTCCATACCACTTTGATCAACAGCACGCACAACAGGTCTGTCAGTTCTTTCCGTTGGTTCTCAAACACTCGATTGGCGAATTTGCAAGGATGCCTTTTGAGCTGTCACCGTTCCAGTTGTTTTGTACTTGGGTGATATTTGGTTGGAAGCGAAATGCGGATAACTCGAGACGATTTCGCAAAGTCTACATCTCGATGGGACGGAAGAATGGCAAGTCATCTTGGATCGCTGGCTTCTGTCACTTCCTGGCATGCGGCGACATTGACCCGGCGACAGGCGAACCGGAAGCAGTCGGGCAAATTCTTTTGACTGCAACAAAGAAGGAACAGGCAAAGGTTGTTTACTCGGAAACTGAACGCATGCGGCTGCAATCTCCTGCACTTGTGAAGATGTCAGGCGTCAAGTACGAGACGATCACTTACAAGCACAACCAGAGCTACATCCGAACGGTTGGAAGCGATAAGCCTTTCGACGGACTGAACCCACATTGCGTAGTAATGGACGAACTGCACGCTTGGCAAGAGCATCACAGACCGTTCTATGACACGATGGTAACAGGCTCAGGATCGCGTACACAGCCACTACACCTGATTATCACGACAGCAGGAGACGACCTTTCGCACCTGTGGCTTGACGATTACCGATATGCTTCATCTGTCGTCAAAGGCGACTTCAAAGATGAGACGCTTTTTGCTTTTATCTGCGAACTTGACGAGGAAGACGATCCAGCTGACGAGTCTTGCTGGCCAAAAGCGAATCCTAACCTTGGCGTCTCGGTCAAGTGGGACTACTTGCGACAACGCTGGAGCGAAGACAAGCACACTGCACTTGGCGTCAATCGCTTCACACGATACCACGGCAACAGGCTTGTCACATCGACCACAAAGGCGTTTCGCGTTGCTGAGTGGGACAAGTGCGAGAAGGAGTTAAGCGACTGGACGAAAGCCGATGCGGTTGGAGCTGGCGTTGACTTAGGATCGCGGGATGACTTGGCGGCGTTTGGACTTTGTGCAAGATTCTTAGTTAAATATGACGGTGATACTCCTGTCTATCGGTACGAGGTTCGATCGTTTTCGTTCATCGCGAGCGACAGCGTTAGAGACTTAACGAAGATGCCTTTCGCGACTTGGGTTCATTGCGGGCTAATTCAGAAAAGCAAGTATCCGATTAGTGACCTGCAATCGCAACTGATTCAAGCTTGCAACGATTACGGAATCAAGACAATTGCATACGATCCGTACAATGGACAACAACTTGGCGAAGCACTGGCAGAGGAGGGTTTAGAGGCAGCACGAGTCCCTCAAAATCAAACAAACTTTAATGAACCTATCAGAAATTTTCAGCAAGCAATTGTTGACGGACGCCTCTCACACGATGGAAATGCTTTACTCCGATGGTGCGTTGGAAACGCAGTTATCAACGCCAACAGCAATGACCACTGGATGTACGACAAAAAGACCTCTTCCGAAAAAATCGATCCGTTGGTTGCGGTCACTATGGCATTTAGAATTGCTTCACATGCGGCTCAAAGACCAACCGGCAACTTCTACATTGCATAAAGGAAAAACATGCTTAACTTTCGAAAGTACTTGATGCAGTGGATGGGCGTTCACGACGAGAACGAAGTCGATCGTTACGAACGGCAGACGCTTGCCGATTCGTTATCGCTTCCTCCTGTTTGGTATGCACACAACAAGATTTGCGGAGACATTGGCATGTTGCCAGTTGACGTAAAAAGAGTGCGCGGCCAAGGTGCAGTAACCGATGAGAAGCACGATGGATACAGATTGTTTCGAGAGCAACCAAATATGCTGCAATCACCTAGCGTGTTCAAGGAGCAACTGTTTTCCCATGCAATAATGTACGGCAACGGACGCTCCGCAATTATTAGGGAAGGTGAGCGAGTCAAGGAATTGATTCCTTTGCTGCCAGATCGAACGCGAACAGTCCTATCAGATGGCATCAAATACCACATAACAAAGCCAAAAAAGGACGATGATTTAGATACTTTTGTGAATTGGGAGAAGAATCAGGACGAATACATCGTTTTTCCTGACGCAGATGTTTTGCACATCCCAGGCTTTTCGTTCAACGGGCTGGAAGGAATTGGCCTGTTACAGATCGCTGCATCCACGTTCTCTATCGGTGTTGACTCACAGTCGCACGTTCGCAACCAGTTGAAAAAAGGATTCCGAGGCAAGATTTTCCTGGAAGCTCCTCCAGGTGCGTTCCGAAAAGAAGAAGACGCCAAGGAGTTCCTCAGTTCATTCAATAAGTCTGAAGGCGGTCCAGAGAACGCAAGCAAGGCTGGCTTGCTTCGTGAGGGTATCAAGGCTAACGCGGTCAACATGACCAACACGGACGCGCAGTTTGTCGAGCTACAGAAGTTCACGCGGCAGGATGTTGGCTTGTTGTTCGGAATTGACTCGATGCCTGGAGATGGCGACAGCGTTTCGTACAACTCACTAGAGCAAAAGAACATTGCCTACATGATTGCACTTGATCGCTGGCTAGTAAAACTGGAAGAACAATGCGACATCAAGCTTCGGACGCCAACTCAAAAGCGATTGCGTTCCCACTACTTTAAGGTAAATCGGGCAGCAATACTTCGAACTGACACCAACACGACCAAAGACGTTCTCACTTCCTACGTCATCGCCAAGATCATGAACCGAAACGAAGCACGCGCCAAACTGGACCTCAACCCAGTCGAAGGCGGCGATGTGTTCGAGAATCCTGCAATCACTCCAGGCGACTCTTCCAGCAGCGATCCACAAGACGACAACGAAGTGCCAGAAGATGAAACTGTTGGCAGCAACGCACGAGCAGTCGAAGAAACAATCCGATCACTACTCGACAGAGAAGCCAACAACGCAATCTCAGGAGCCAAGCGAAAGAACTTTTGCGACTGGATCGACAACAACTATGCCAAGTGGGAGCCAAAGCTAGCCGACAAGCTGGAAGCGATCGGGCTTGATCGTGACTTGGCAAGAATCCATTGCGACGAAAGCCGTGAAATGCTTTTGCAAGTGGCTCAGGAATCGACGCAAGACACGTTAATGGCTAACGTCACCGCACTGGTAAAAGACTGGAAGAACCGAGTTTATTCAATTACAGGAGTCAACGCATAATGATAACCGTCAAAGCAGAAACCAACGAATTGTATATTGATGGCACGATTGGTTCGGACTGGATGAGCGAAGGAGTCACGGCAAAGGCTGTAGGCGAATCGCTAGCAACCATCAAGGGCAGGGCTAAGATTCGCATTAACAGTCCAGGTGGATCGGCTGACGAAGGCATCTCGATTTACAACATGCTGAAGCGTCATCCTGGTGGTGTGGATACTCACAACGAGGCACTGGCCGCATCGTCAGCCTCGATCATCTTCATGGCCGGTGACAAACGGACGATGGAACGAGGTGCAAAGCTGATGATCCATTGCGCCCATTGTGTAGCCATCGGAAACGGTGCGGAGTTGCAAAAGATGGCAGAGGTATTGTCGGTTTATGATGCGTCGATGGCTGAAATCTACGCTGATGCTATGGGGATTGATGCGGAGCAGGTGCTTGCATTGATGGCAGAAGAGACTTGGTACGATCCAGCAGCAGCTCTCGCGTCTGGATTAGCGACAGACATTGCACCAACCGTTAAACGCAAGACAGCAGCAGCAGCAGCATGGTTTAAGAATCCTCCTGCTGACTTGTTTGACGAACACGCAATCGAGAAAGAAGGACGAGAAATTGTCAGTCGGATCTCGGCGGCTAAGATCGCGGAAATAAGGGCCAGGATGTAATGGTAAAAAAAAAGGTATTTGTGTGCGTCGGTCCCAATACTGGCGATTCAGAAATGCAAGAAATCGCCAAAGGTCACGACGTCTTTTTGATGTTTGAACCATTACCGTCGGCGGCTAAGTGGTTGCGAGATAACAACAAAAACGCAGCCGATGTTTTTCACGTTATCGAAGCGGCGTGCGGTCAAGAAAATGGCAAATCGACTCTTACGGTTTACAACACCAAAGGAGTCAGTAGTTCTTTAGGCTTCTGCACCGAGCAATCGCGCAAACTGTATTCCCAAGTCGATTGGACGCCTGCGGAGCAGATTGAGGTAGATGTTGTCCATCTTGGTGATTTTCTTTCGAGACACGGCGTAAAAGAAATTGAGACGCTACTGATCGACGCACAGGGAATGGACGTTGCTATTCTGAGGACGCTTGAAAATTACCTGCGAGCCTCAAAGATCAAACGAATCATTCATGAAGTCGATGGAGACGGTTATCGAATGTACGATGGATTGCCAGATAACTCAATCAGTGCTGCGGTTGCGTTTATGGATGGGATCGGAAATTACAACGGGCAAATGCTACCAAACAGAAACCATTGGAATTTCGATATTGAGTGGACACTGAAAAGTAGTTGACACGCATTCGTATCATACGCTACAATTCACGCAACGCCAAGGATTAGCCTTGGCTACAAAAGTCACGCAAGTTCCATTGCAACTGATTAGCGGCAAAGACGAGCGGACTGTTTAACGTTTCATTTCGTTTCACAGTCGGCAGTTTAAGCCGCTATTTTCGTTTTAGGCTGCCGCAAT